ACTTACACTAAGCAGTAAGAGCTGAGCTTTCGCTCGGTTATTTATTAAACTAAATTAACTCTAGTTGCCACTATATAGGGAACTAGCATTTAGTTGCATCGGCATTGACATTAACAAAGCAGATGCTTTGATTGACAAGCCTGGAACAGGCACATTCTTAATCAGATCTTCAGCTACAGTAGCTTGGACCTTGTTAAAGCGTGTCAGCGTACCAAGTAATGCGGTGAAGTACGCCATAATCATTAAATCATAGAATTGTGATTTCAGTCGACGACCATCGAATGACTGAGCCACTAGAGACCGATTAACGGCTCTAGTTGCCATCGAAACGATAATTGGGTGTTGCATTGCATTACCAAGAGTCTCGATAATCCATGATTTAGCTCGATCTTGTAGAACACGATTACCATATTGCTGATACTCAGATGCCATTGCGAGCATCATCTTCATGTCCTTATCAACACCAGGTTCATTGACAGAATAGTAATGAACTTTACTATCAACGATTGCGATGTTACCGTTGCTATCTGGCGCAGGTAGCAAGATCGGCAGCACAGATATGATCATATCTATACTGCCAATCTTTCCGTCAGTCTGCGTGATAGAGATGGGTAGTTTCACCTTGAAAGGGGTCTCAATTTTAGTTGACACATAATTTGAGATATCACCTTTGAAATGTGTATCTAGAGCAACAGGCAAGTCAAAGCTTTGTTTTCTTGACGGTAGAGGAATTGGCTCTTTGACACTATTCAAGAATTCATCGCCTAGACCGTACAACACAACAGCCACTGGATCAGTGAAGAAAGCCGTACCAGGATTAGCTGCACCGACGTTCATTAAGAACTGCTCGGAAACGTTCACTCCATATACGATATCAGGAATGCCGGTCATTCCTACACCTTTCTTACGCCCAGTCGCTACCTGAACAAAGGATAATGTCTCAGCAATCGCCATTGCTACATATTGAATGTCATCATCTGATACATTGATGGTGTTTAAAACAGGCGCATCACCTAGACTAAATGGTTGAAGCGAGATCTCATCCGCGACCAAGTTCGCTAGACCCCCAAGTGAGCGAGGATCCAGAATATTGCGATTGAGCTCATCTGCTAGGCGGGAGATTGGGGTGTATTCAGCTGGCTGCTGATTGACCAACCAACCGTCGCCTTGTATCTTTCCTTGAATCACATCCATTTGTGAAGATTGTGACTTTGTTTGATACATGACAGCACCACGATAGATACCTGATGCACTTGCCGGTACGATACCGAAGTGATCCATGTATTTATTGAGTGACATCGCTTCAATGGAAGGCGCTGAATTAATTACTGACAAGATATTGTCACACGCTTCTTTAAGATCAGTGTTATTCTGCTCAATGAAACCGAACAGTGGATTCTTCGCTGCCCAAACGGCGAAATTTGAGAAATTAGCAAGTTGTTGTAATCCAGAGTAAGCTTGCATCACTTGACTTAGAGAGCGAGGGTCAACGTGGAATCGATGTACTAATTGTTGCACGACGTCTATTTGTTGGAACTTTAGTACTATCTCTGGTATAGAACTTGCAGCAGTGCGCAACATTTTCGAAATCACTTCAGCAATAATCTCAGGCGTGGCATCTTTATCTAATGCTCTGCGAACATCTCCTAATCTAGCGTCTGAGAACAAATCACGCAAAGAATCAACCATGATCAACTTCTTCAGATCAGCAGGAGTAATTGCAAACGAATTTGCTATCTTGACCTGCTTTTGTTCAGGTGATGGTAAAACCAATTCAAGATGTGCAAATACACGTGTGATTACGTGGGAAATCGCAGAAACAACTGAGACTCTAGTTTCTCCGTATGATGCTAACTGACTATTCGTGACGTCACCTACCATCTCTTCTGTCACAAGGTATTTATCACGTCTAACAGGAACACCTTTTCTTGGAAGTAGTTCTAAAACGATAGCGTTAGCGATCGATGGATTTCCCAACAGTCGTTGAAAACCGTACAAAGAATCAGCCACTTCTTCAGCAGCTTTCGAAGTGTCGGTGACTTTTGTCATGTCATCCGCAAGCATGAATCCTAAAGATTCTTCAGCGTCGGCGCCAGACAAATCTGTCACACGGTAGCCTGGATACCATCTTGAGACTAAGACATCCGTAGGGCGGTGAAATGATACGAAATCAACACTACCTGTCGAAATAGCAGTATCCGCTTGACGTTTGCGAAGTGTGCCTTTAAGTTCATTGTCACCAGTGTCGAACTTCTTAATTAGTTGATCGAAAACAACTACGTTGGTACTCGGAGGTAGAGCATCATCGCCTTTGCCAGCATTGTTATTGTTTGTTGGGATTACTGTTTTCTTAACCATTTTATTCTCCTAAATTTCAGTTTGTAACACAGAATTTACACCTGAGTATAACCCAGGTAGCTCAGTTGCTCGACCAGCATTGAACTCGACCACCTCTAGAAGCTCGGTCGTAATCTTACTGGATACTGCAAACGTAAAGTTGTGCAGCTCACGTCTAGGCCTAACAGCTATTTGGCCTCCGAACACCGCCTTTCCACCTTCTTCAGAACGGGTTTGTAGATTGATGTAAGCTGGCACTGCACTATCCAATCTTGACATGAACCCTTTGATGTACTCAGCATCAGTGCTCATCGGGTTTACAATTGCTAGCATAGTCATGCCGTTGGAGGCGAGAGCGTTTGAAAGCCGGGTGGTGGCAGTGAAGAAAGCATTAATGATGCCCTTCTCACCAGCTGTTCCGCTGATTTCAAACAATGCTTCTCGCAGAGAATCAACTACCATCAGAGGAGCCGGAGCTCCCGTCTTCCGCAGCGCCATGTGCTGAGTAACAAGATATACGATAGCGGCGTCGATAGAATAGAACAAAGGAACAGCTAAATCGTCACCAGCAACAGGTTCAACTGCGATCACTCTAGCAAACAATTCGGCCTGCTGAGCAGCTAAAGTGGCTGCGTTCACTGAGGTGATAAAATTGGACTTACCAGCTTTGGTAAAGCCGGTCAGAACAATCAAGCCGAATGGCAAACTAATCGTAGGCTTTGATCCAACCTTGATTGGAAGGGAGTAATGATAGTGCGGTAAATCCTTGAAATCATCTACTTTCATAGTTAGAGGTTCGTCGAGAATATGATCCTTCCTCCTGACGCCATACTTTCCATCACGTCCAAACTGAATGTAGACTTCAGGATGGGCAAGAGAAGGAAGTTCAAAGAATACTTCCTCTCTTGGTATAACTGTATCAATGGACTTAGCCATTTACTTCTCCTATACTAGTTGTTGGAACTTTGAATAAATGTCTGATTCGGTCGAAGAAATTGATGGCAGGGATAGTTGCCACAATCTCATCCAATACTTCCTTAGACACCGTTTTAGGATCGACCCGGTAGTTAAGGTAATGCGGGTTTGCAATAACTAACGCGTCAACATCATTGAACCTTTGTCTTTTAGCCATGGAACGGGCCATCAGATAAGGATTCACACCAGCGTACTTTCGAATCACTTCTTCAGTGATCTGGTTGAGATCACGGAAAATCGGTGTTCGTGAGTATTGCTGGTATCTTGCTAACACACCTTCTGCATGATTGACTGGATTGATTTTGTCAATCGAATCTTCACGAGCAAGCATGTTTACTACATAGGTTACTGGATTAGGAAAAGATCTTTTCTTCCCATCAACCTCAGCAAAGACGGAACCGAGATAAAGCACAGGTGTTTCCGGCTCTAGTACAGCATAAGGTGACTTTCCTTCTTTAAGTTGCGCTGCGATTGATTGATTATTAGTCAACATGGCAGCATCATCTGACATATCAAGCAAAGCATGATCAGGATTCTTTCCTTGGAGGAAAGGCTCCAATTCAGAAACAACTCGCAAAGCTCCAACGTCTCGGTACAGAATGCTGTAGACAAAGGTCATCCACAGCTTTCCAATATCAGGATTGATGAAGATACCTGAAGGCAGCCCCACAGAAGCATCAAACGAGTTGCCTTCGAGCGGTGAAGGCCCGAATACCGGATTGTAATCCTCTGGTGTCTTCACCCACGGAGCGGGTACCACATATGGGGCCTTCATCATGCGTCGGAGTACAACGACCAGACGCTCGTCCCAGTACTTAGGCAGCTCTTCGTACAGTAATTCCAAGAACCAATCTGGTACAGTGGTATCCATTTGCTTAACATCAGAGCCAACTGTGAATTTGTATCTAGAGATCTTCTCTTCTTTATCCGCATCATCCCGTGTCTTATAGGTGAATGCGAATCTATTCAGATAAACCTCTCTAAAACAACCCATCACGGCGGTCATGACGTAGTTCGGTATGCCTGACATTCCGAATACTGTCCTTTGACGCATTGCGAAGTGCCCTTCTATCATACTACCTTTATAGTCGTAGACAGTCTTGTTGACAAATCTCTTTGCTTCATAGTTCCCAGAACGAGCTTCCTCTTCTGTAGGAAAAGGTCGATCTTTTGATTTATAAACTCCGTTGACCAGTGATACAGCGTCTGGTTGTTGTCTTTTCTGAATAGCAAAGACAGGGATAGAGTCGTAGATCTCGAGAGCCCGGATTGATTGTTGCTTGTCTCCGGACATAGACGCAAGCCAGTCATCAATATTATGAAGACATTTGATTGTGCCTAATTTCTTGTACTCATTGTCCGTCGTGAACCAAGGAAAACCGGTAGAGGCAGCTTTTCTTATATGTAGATCAGCAGGTACTGCTGCTCCAAAGAAAAGACGAACCAATTCCTTAAACCACGGCACATCGGCAGGTCTGATCTTATTCGCTAGTCCCATACTAGCGATCAGATGTTGGTTGTTGTAAACAGGAATAGGTAAAGGGTCACCACCATATCCTGACACGTTAAGTAACTTATTCCAGTCAGATGGAACAGCTGAAGGTCCAGCGAATCCTGAAGGCAACACATCAACAGGAAACTCATCACCTAACCTTTTCACTAAGGTCTCAGTGATATTGAGGCATCTAGGATCATCAGCGAACAGAAATTTATCTCTGTCACCAGGTCGAGGTCTGTCATCATATGATAACGAGATCACGGCATTGGCACGAGGAATCTGTTTCTTCGCAATGTATCTTTTAGCTCCGGTAGTCTTGAATAAGAACTCATGCTCCGGATTAATCTTCAATTGCGTCTCCTTCCGTCTTAGGAGGCTCTACCTGTTGATTGACCTCATCAATGTTAGAGCCGGAATATTGTTTCTTCTGAACACCGAGTGCCCAAGGTGTTTTGTCAGTTGTTCTTTGAACTGTACGTACACGTTCAGCTATAGATTCAGCAACTGTAGGCCAATCAAGGCTGCGCAGACCCAGCTGGCGACGAGCTTGTGTGAATAGAATATCATACTTTGCTCCTGGAATTTCTAGTAAAACATAAATTCTAGGTGCGTTAACAAGCGTTGTCCAAGCACGGTCAAGAGCTAAAAGCTCGTTGCCTGCGAGTGGAACAAGTGCAAAATCCGTATCAATAGTCTCAGCGGTTAATGGTGCCAATCTTTGATAAAGCGTTCCTGCAGAAACAGGTGCGTCCGCTAGTTCATTAGGCAGTGGCGCATCAACTGGTATGATGAACACACTCTTGCGGATGTCGAATCCGTCAGTGACTATAGATTGTGGCTCTATCTTATTTCTTGTCTCATCGTGAGATAATTCCATTTCTGGCTCCTAATGTTGAGTTTTAAAATTAATTTGTTCTAAATCATGGTCAGATTTAGATTCAGGCGAGAACCGCATAATCGCGGTTAGTAATGTAGACTGAAACTTTGCTAAATGGGAACGAATAGTACGAAGAATAACACTTTCTGTGATGCCATTGCCAATAAATCTTGCAATTTGATCGGTGTAGTATCCCATTGCCCACAATGAAACAACTGATTCTCTAAAAGTAACGTGTCGAACAATGTAGTAATAGTCATTGTCACGTTTGTGCAATTGATTAAGCGTGTTAGCTTGATCGATCGCTCTTCTAGCACGTGTTACATGTCGACGTTTTAGATGATCCCGTCGTTCGTTTGGTACGTTTGTAAAGCTACTCTTGGTCATAAATAATCACCCCACAAAACAATAAACGACAAATTTACTGTAAATCTGGACTATCGTTGAGTCCTATCAGTACAGTGTCTGTTGATAAAGACAGTTTCCCGCTTGCCTCGAAACCGACGTTGCCTATTTCTATATTTCGTACTCCTTTCTGTTTTGCAGTTTGAATTAGTTGCTCGTAAGCAATTTGTCGCCAGCCGGGCTCAACGAGATCCATCATGTCTACGTAAGCTACAGCAAGTTTGGCATTCGCGCGAACGGCATATTCCGGAGCATCCATAGCAAGTAACTTTGTGTAGGTGATCGCGTCATTGAAGTCCTCGAGAGTGTATTGCGCGATAGGTTTACTTCTTAACTCAGTCATTTCTATTCTCCCTTACGTTGTAAGCATGTTTAAGAAGAAAGGCTTCTTTATTATAATAGGCCTCAACTATGATAGGTAAATCGCCAACGAATGATAATAAACCGGCTACAGGTACAGTCTCTGATACTAGCACACGCAACCATTGAGTGCCATCATGCCCGACAGACTGAGTCTCGCTGTCAACGACGTCAAAGATAGAAGGTTGGAAACCTGCTTTGTCTTTGAGTAACTCGATGGATTCTATGTTGCCATATATTTTGAGCAAGATTTTATTTTGGACTTCGGATTCGGTAATTAGCTTAAGCATTTGTATCTCCTTAACTTTATTTAAAATCGATACCGTGTACAGCTTCTAACGCTTCAGTTATCTCTCTGAGAGATTTTCTGCCCATGTTAGGAACTTTGAGCAAACGCTCAGCACCATAGTTGACTAAATCTTGAATTGTTTCAATTTCTTCCGCCCTAAGCACATTCATCGAGCGAACGGATAAATCAAGTGTCTCTATTGTTGGTGAGAGATGCTTACTTGCTTCTTGCTGAGTCTTAGTCAATTGTGCTTCAAGTTGAAACACTTGCACGCGTAGAGCTGATATAGTATGCTCAGTCCTTGTAAAATGTTTAAAGGTAAAGTAATCGAGAATGCCTTCAATCTTATTTTCAAGAAGGTAGTCTAGAAAACCCAACAAGGATAAAACATGTGAGTCATATCTATTTTCGATTTTGTGATACATAAACCGCCGACCTTTGGATTCCATTGTTCTGGCCCATTCAGTGGTACGGTTCCATTGATCAGCTATCGATCTTAGTGTTGCCCCTTTGACGGCTTGGTGTTTGTACATAACGTACAAACCAATTGCAGTGCGCTCATTATATGGTTGAGTACCCATCATCGGATTCTCACGCCTTAATTGCGCAAGGTTACTAAAGAATATTTCAATTGCATCATTGTCTGACATGATTTGAACTCCTTAAAAGTTTTAAAATACTCTAACTCCCAGATTGACTACTGGTTAGTTTTCGATCTGACTTATCACGGTCACATCAGGCACATAGTGATGCCAACAGTTAGATGATCTAATGACGGTAAGATTTCTCATTCGGCGTTGACTGACGGGTCTCGGCCGGGTCCTGTGGTCCCC